AGTTAAGGAATTAGAACCCGGACTAAACGCACTCTTTGGTCTTGAGTACGACAGATATGAAAACGAACATGCCGAAATTTTCGACACTGAAACATCAGATCGTGCTTTTGAAGAAGAAGTGATGCTTGGAGGTTTTGACGCAGCACCTGTGAAGTCTGAAGGTGCAGGAGTGGCTTTTGACACAGCTCAAGAGTCTTTCACTGCTCGTTACACTCACGATACTGTTGCGTTGGCGTTTAGCATTACTGAAGAAGCAATCGAAGATAACTTGTACGACAGATTGTCTGCAAGATATACAAGAGCGCTAGCTAGAAGTATGTCAACAACTAAGCAAATTAAAGCAGCCTCAGTTTTAAACAATGCCTTCAACAGCAGTTTCGCTGGTGGAGATGGTAAAGAGCTCTGTGCTACTGATCACCCTACTATTGGTGGTGGTACTTTTAGAAACGAGCTTTCTACTTCTGCTGACCTGAACGAAACTTCGTTAGAACAAGCATTGATTGATATTGCGGCGTTTATTGATGAACGTGGATTGAGAATAGCAATTCAAGGAACTAAGTTAATTATTCCTAAAGAGCTACAATTTACTGCTGACAGATTGCTTGAGTCACCAGGTAGAGTAAATACTTCTGACAACGATATTAACGCTGTTAGAAATATGGGCATGATCCCTCAAGGATACGTGGTCAACCACTACTTAACTGACACTGACGCTTTCTTCATTAAGACTGATTCACCGAACGGATTCAAAATGTTTGAACGTTCACCAATCAGAACTTCAATGGAAGCTGACTTCGACACAGGTAATGTACGTTACAAGGCTAGAGAGAGATACTCATTCGGATTCTCGGATCCTAGATGTGTATTTGGTTCTCCTGGAGCATAATGTTCACACTTAATTAGGAACCCCGCCGGGGGTTTCGTACTCAACCCGGCAACTTTTATTTGTCCCCTTTTTAAAAAATACTATATAATCTTATTACTAGGATTATTTTAATTTGTTCTATCAACTGACCTAGCAGACAAGCCAAGATGATAGAACTTATTCTCTTGGAGGGAATTATGGCAAAATCAACTTTTAGTGGACCAATTAGATCGCTTGCAGGAATTATCACTGCAGGTAACGCTAATGTGGTCAGTTTAACTGCAGACACTACTTTAACAGTGGATGCACATGCGGGTAAGATTCTAACGACTAACGATGCAGATGGTAAATTTACTTTACCTAGTATTGTAGCAACTGCTCCTGGCAGAGATGATGACCCTAATCAATTAAATAATTTAGGAGCTAGTTTCTTCTTTGTAGTAGAAACAGCAGCAACTGACATGGATATCTTAACTGATGGTACTGACAAATTTGTTGGTGGCCTATACACAGGTAAAGATGACGCTACAGGTAAAACATTTATCTCTGGTGCATCTAATGATGTTATTACTATGAATGGTTCTACTAAAGGTGGACTAGCTGGTAGTATTGTTAAAGTCACTGCTATAGCTTCGGCTAAATACGCTGTCGAAGGTATAATTTTAGGCTCAGGCACTATAGTTACACCATTCGCTGACGCATAATCAGGAGTAAGACATGGCTGATACAGTAACAAGTCAAACTATTCAAGATGGTAATAAAACTGCCGTCTTGAAGTTTACTAATGAATCAGATGGAACAGGCGAAGCTTCAGTTAAAAAAGTAGATGTTTCAGCGTTAGCTGCAGATAGTCAAGGTAATGCCTGCACTTCAGTTTCTATCGCAAGAATTTACTGGGCGTGCAGAGGTATGGGTGTTGATATCGAATTTGATGCTTCAACAAACGTACTAGCCATACCTTTACCTGCAGATAGCACTGGTGATGAATACTATGATTTATTCGGTAGCATACCTAATAATGCAGGTTCTGGCGTAACTGGTGACATAGATTTCACCACAGTCAGTGCTAGTAGTGGAGACGCTTATTCAATTATTCTGGTTCTGCATAAAAACTATTAATAGATATGGCAACATCTGGAACTACTGCGTTTGATTTAAGCATCGACGAGTTAATCGAAGAAGCTTTTGAACGTTGTGGTTTAGAGCTGAGAACAGGCTACGACTTAGATTCGGCTAGAAGATCATTAAATATAATGATGGCTGACTGGGCTAATCGTGGTCTGAATCAGTGGACTATAGCTGAAAGAACTTTTACTACAACAAAAGGCACAAGCTCGTATAGTTTAGACACAGATTTAATAGACATCACTGAAGCAGTAATTACTAGGAATAGCACGGATCTTCAATTAGAAAGGATAGGTAGATCAGAGTATTTATTTACTCCAACTAAAACTCAACAAGCTAGACCGACACAATTCTTTCTGGATAGACAAACTACTCCAGTAATTAAATTATTTCCAACACCAGAAAACTCTACCGATGTAATTAAATACAATGCGTTGACTAGGATTCAAGATGTTGGAGATTACACTAATAACATGGAAGTAGTATTTAGGTTTATACCTTGCTTAGTATCTGGACTAGCTTACTACGTAGCGATGAAGAGAGCTCCAGAAAAGATAGCTTTATTAAAACAGGTATATGACGAAGAGTTTGATCGAGCTGCTTTCGAAGACATAGATAGTGTTAGTTCAAGATTCGTGCCTGGAAGAACTATCATTTAATGCCAAAGAAAAGAGATCCAAAAAAAGGTACGGGTAAAAAACCAAAGGGTTCAGGACGTAGGTTATATACTGATGAGAATCCTAAAGATACAGTAAAAATAAAATTTGCTACCCCAGCAGATGCTAGAGCTACCGTAGCAAAAGTAAAAAAAATTAAGAAACCTTTTGCACGTAAAATACAAATACTCACAGTAGGTGAACAACGTGCTAAAGTTATGGGTAAAAATCAAGTGGTAAGTATTTTTAAAAAAGGCAAAGAAGCCATTAGAAAACAGAGGAAAGCATGAGTTATGCTTCTAACAAAAATGCCTATGGCATTTGTGACATATCAGGGTTTCGCTATCGACTAAAAGACATGCGAAAAACTTGGGATGGTCTGTTAGTAGGACCCGATCAATATGATCCAAAACATCCACAACTGCAACCAAGACATCAACCAGTCGATGCCGAAGCTCTACGTGATCCTAGACCTAATACTGATTTTGAAGTGGGACAAGGCAGGGTGACAACTAATAACGATCCTATCGGCAGGATCATTTTAGGAAACAAATTAACAGCATCTGTTGGAGATGTTACAATCACAACATGACCTTAACTGAATTAAAAACTTTAGTAGAAAACTTTGTAGAAAGTTCTGAAACTACTTTTGTAGCTTCGTTAAACGATTTTATAAAATCAGCAGAGGACAGAATCTTTGAATTAGTGCAGTCTGATTTTTTTAAAAAAACAGTTTCAGGTAATGTGACTACAGGCAATAGATTTTTAACTTGCCCAACAGATTTTGTTTTAAGTATTTCTTTAGCAGTTATAGATGGTAATAGTGACTATCATTATCTTTCAAAAAAACATTCTAGTTTTATGCAGGAATATAGCAAAGATATAGCTGATTCTTCGTTACGAGGACTGCCAAAGTATTACGCAGATTATGATAAAGAATTACCAACCGCTGCTGATGACGGCTCTACTTTATTAGTAGCTCCTGTACCTGACACAAATTATTCTGTTGAACTAACTTATCTACATAAACCAAATAGTTTAGTTACAGATACCACTGGAACTTGGTTATCTACTAATGCTAGAAACGCGCTTTTATATGGAACTTTAGTAGAGGCATATACTTTTTTAAAAGGAGATCAAGATATCATGGCCTTGTATGAAAATAGATTTATGCAAGAAATAGAACGATTGAAAAATAGAGCAGAGGCAAGAGGTAGACGTGATGAATACAGATATGATTCATTGCGTTCAAATGTGACATAAATCTAGGGGCGTAAGTGAAGCCGATAAAAAAATTAAAGGGGAAGACAGTAGGCATCGTTGGACTAGGATCCAGTCAATTAGAATACAATTTAGCTAAATCACACAGTCAACATTTTGATGAGGTTTGGGCTATAAACAATGTGGCTTCAGTAATTTATCACGACAGAGTTTTTATGATGGATCCACCTGCTAGGTTTTTGGATACCGATAATGCTGGCGGTCAAACTGAAGGTATGCGTAAACTTTTATTAAAACACGACAAGCCTATTTATACTTGTGTAGATGACGAACGCTGTAATGAAAATTTAATGGAGTATCCTATTGCAGAGATAGTCAAAGATTTAAACTGTCATTATTTAAACAACACAGTAGCATATGCGATTGCTTTTGCACTTTGGAATCAAGTAGGCTGTTTAAAATTATTTGGTATAGATTTTTCATATAAAGGTAATTTACATTTTGCTGAAGCAGGCAGAGCTTGCGTAGAGTTTTGGTTATGCAAATGTTCAGAGGTAGGTATGCAGATAGAAGTTGCTTCCAGTAGCGAACTGTTAGATACCTCGATACCTTTAAATGAAAAGCTTTACGGCTATCATAGACTAGACGATCCTTTACTTCCTGTTTTAAAAGATGGAGTTTTAACTGTGCAAAAGCAAAGTGCTTTTGAAAAAAAGGTTACAGAGGAACAAATTTTGATTGGTCGTCACGATGAACATTTAAAACCAGTGGAGCCAAACAAATGGTAGACGAAATAACTCCTGGTGGATTGCCAGAATTAGGTATAGTAGAAGCAAAAACAGCTAACTTTGGTGGACATCCACCAGAGTTTTGGGCAGAGCGTTTAACAGAAAAATTAGTGCAAGCTTCTGGAGACTATGAACCACACGTTATTGAACAAGCAAAAGCTTATCGAGATTTAATTTATCAAGTTTGTTTAATTTACATAAAAAATGCTATAAAATCATACAAAGCTAGTTTGATTCAAGAGCTGATAAAAGGCGGCGATGAAGGCTTGGCTGAAATTATAAAAAGGATATAAACATGGCAATATCATCGACACTTACAACTAGTTTCAAGAAAGAGTTACTTGAAGCGGTACACAACTTTAAAAACTCTGGTGGTGATACTTTTAAACTAGCTTTA